AAGAATCCTTGCGGTCGAAGCGAAAAAAACGGGGGTCGCGGAAGCGATAGTCTTCCGGCATCCAGACCTTACCGGATCGATCCCACATGATTTCGACAACGGCGTAGCCCTTGCCCAAGGCGTCGAGAAGGTCGGCCACCATGTCAGCGAACTCAGGCGCGGAGACCAGCTCCTCGACGGCCTCGGCGATCTTGGTTGCCTTGGCGTCGGCATCTTTGGGCGGCTTCACCTGGGGAGAGATTCCGGAGACTGCCAGCTTACGGGTGCGGAGAACGGAGCCGTAGTGAGGCTCGCGCTCTTCCATGTCGTCGGCCAGCGTGAGGAAGTCCAGAGCATCACCTTCTCGGGCAGCCTGGAGCATGCGGGCAAGCGAGTTGGGCGTGAGCCAGTCGGCAGCCGTGTCGGTGATGACGGGTCGCACATAGTCCACCGGCGCGGCCAGCTCCTCGCTCAGATGAGAGGTATCGATAGGACGGCCGTACGGGTCGTAGAGCGTTTTCATAAAGCGGCGCGCCTCCAGTTGACGCTGTCGTCATCCTTGTCGTCGTTGCCCGGATAGTAGGCATACTCGACGATATCCTCCTTCGTCGCTGAGACAGCCAGCATGCAGGCGATGGCGGTGTCACCGTGGCGAGGCTTGCCGTCGGCACCCTTGGACTTGGCCTCGGCTGGCACCTTCGCAATGCCGTTCTTGAGCTTGACCATGCGGAGGTCGGTGGTGACGTCGGCGTCCTTGGGCAGGTCGAGATCACCGTCCTCGATGAACGCCTTCATGCGAGGTGCATTCTCGCGGTACCAGGACTCGCTCAGCATGACCTGCTCGACACGCTCCGCGCCGTAGTGCTGTTGCGCCACCTCGGCCAGGTACTGACCATTGCCGCGAGCATCGAGCTTGCCAAAGGAGAAGCGTGGCAAGCGGTCGATGACATAGAAGAGGATTTGCTTCTGCTGCTCGAAGGGGATGCCGCGCAGCTCGATGAGTAAAGGCGTTGTGAAGCGGCCGTCCGGCGTCTCCTGGAGAATCCACAAGGCGGAGAGGTCACCGGAGCGGGCGAAGTCCATGCCGAAGAAGCTCGCCATGAGCGGGTTGAGCACATCGAGGACGGCAAGCAGGTGGTCCTCGCAAAACGCTTCGATAGTGCTCACGCGCGTGCCTTCATCGAGCAGAGCGAAGTCGGCGGACTGCTCATAGCGGACAACGGGAATGCCCGCCACCTGCCGCTTTTCGATGAGCGCACGGGTGAGCCAGGAGCCCGTCCCGCTGCTCGGAATGACGTCCAGCTCCTCGCGGGCTCCATCTCCGTACCGCGTGTACATGGCTTCGACCCAGGCCTCCTCGGCCTCCTGCGTCCATTCTCGGCTATTGACCTGACAGAAACGACGATACAGGCCCTGAGCAACAGCCTCGCGAAAGGTGACGCAAAGACGCTTGTACCCGTACTTCTCGGCATCCTGAATCAGCCCATAGAACGGGTTGTCGTCGCCCTCGTGGGTTGAGATGATCGATACGCGACCGCCCCAGATCAGCAACGCCATCGACGCCTTGATTAAGCCGGGGAGATCGGGGTGGTGAGCCGCCTCATCGATGATGACCTTGCCTTGACGACCGCGCAGATTCGATGGTCGGCTTGAGAGGGCAGCAACCTGAAAGCCCGAGGCAAACTTGACCGAGAAGACGGTGATGTCCGTATCCCCATCCTTGATGATCTCCTCGCGGATAGAATCCGCGGCTTTCTGGAGCTTTCTCGCCCACCAGCCCACGGCGTCGATGTACTCACTGGCCATGTCCTTGTTGTAGCCAATGTAGAAGCAATCCATGCCATCGGCCGACTTCTCAGCGGCAGCGAGCATGACAGAATCTGATGCGTCAGCCCAAGTGATACCAATGCGGCGGCTCTTCTCGACGATGACGACGTCCTTCGACTGGCACCAGCCGAGGTAGTCCCGTTGGTACCAGAGGAGAATCTCGTCCGGATTGAATGCCTTCTCGGCTTCAACTGGAACTGCTTCAACCACGCTTCGGGATGTTCAGGATGGACTCACGGATGGCCTTCACTCCGTCAGCCGACAGTCCCTCGGCCTCCATGCGCTCGACAGCGTCCTCGGCGGCTTCGGTGGCGCGCCTCTTGACCTCAGCCATCCAACGCTTCTGCGAGACGGAGGCACGGCTGAGGTCGGCAATGGCGCGGATGAGTTTGGGCAACTCGACGTTCTCCAGGTCACCGGGGTCCAGCTTCTGCATGACCTCGCCGATCATGAACTGCGCCTGGCGAATAATGCCGTCGGTCATGGCCCCCTCGTCGTCACCGACATGGTCGCGCAGCACCTTGTACATTTCGGTCTGACGCTTGATCGCTTCGATACGCTCCTCAAAAGCCTTTCCGTAGCGAGCGACGCTAGACTTGGACACATCATAGCCTCGCTCCTTCAAGGCTTCAGCAAGGGCCTTGTAGCCGCTGAAATTGCCCCTTACGAGGGACTCATCCAACCAGCTCTTCACCTCTTCGGGAAGCTGTGCAACTTTGGAGCGTTCGGGCATGGTTAGCGGCTTCGCCGCAGGGGCAAAGGGTCAAAGGTGCAAAGGGTCAAAGGGGACACGAGTGGAGGTTAGAGGAGTTCGTGTTCGTCGAGCCAGACGCGGCCCTCATCAGTAATGAAGTAGGCGCGGATGGCGTCGTCGTTGCGCTCGCGCTCGATGCGGCCCTTGCGCTCCAGGTAGCGCAGTTGCTCGTCGACGGTGGTCTCGTCGATGCCGCGAAAGCCACTTACGAGAGACAGGTTGGAGCGAATGGCGGGTGCAGGCAGCGGGCGCGGGTCTGCCGCGTTGAGCTGAATGAGGATACCGCCGCGCATGGCGAGGAGTTGTTCGTGCGAGTACTTCATGACTTTTTCCCGGCGAGATCGTTGAGGGCCTTTTGCTGACGATAGATGGCCAGCTCGGCTTCGGTCGTGGCCAAGCGTTCACGGATGCCGTCCAGTTCTTTGTGGATGGCCGAGCGCGACTGGTAGGCCGCCTTAAAACGTTCATTCATGTTGGCCTCGAGCTTCTCGATCTGACGCTCAAAGGAGCCCTCAATCCTCTTGAGACCAGCATTGATGGTCTCGGAGACGTGTCCCAGGTCACGGGCCACATCGGCGCTGGCCGGTGCTGCCTTGAGGTTCTTTCGCCAGAAGTCAAACAGCTGGTTGGTCAGGAAGACGACAAAGGCCAAGGCAGCGACCCACTGGAGGAAGGCATAGGCTTCCACATCGAGTGTGCCGGATGCTCCGACGAAGATCGGCATGAGGAAAACGAAGATGGTCTTGAGCATCACATAGTCGGGCCGAGGGGATGGTGACGATGAAGGCCCAGTGTAACTGATGCTTAACTCCGTTTTAAGGGGGAGTTACCGCCGTGGAAATGCATCACGCCTCGACTGGCGCGTAGTTCTCAAACCGGGTGTAGTCTGAGATGAACGTCAGGTCGACGTTGCCCACGGGGCCGTTGCGGTTCTTGGCGATGATGAGGATGCGGCGGTCGGCCGCCTGGGGAATCTGGGCTTCTTCGTACTCGGCTTTGGGCGCGGCGAGGATGAGGACGACATCGGCGTCCTGCTCGATGGCTCCGGACTCGCGCAGGTCAGAGAGGCGAGGGAGTCGCTTCTCTTTTTCGCTCTCACGGTTGAGCTGGCTGAGGACCAGGACGGGCACGGCCAGTTCCTTGGCCATGGCCTTGAGGCCGCGCGAAATCTCGGCGATCTGTTGCTCGCGCTGCACGCGGCCGTCCGTCCCGGAGATCAACTGCAGGTAGTCGACGATGACAAGGCCGAGCGGGTGCTGGCTGGCCAAGCGTCGGGCTTTGGCGCGGAGGTCTAGGACGGTCACGTAGCTTGCCTGGTCGATGAGGAGGGGTGCAGCCCGCAGTTCGTTGGAAGCACGCCCTAGGCGGTCTCCTGAGCCTTTCTCGGGGAAGCCGTCACGCAGCCTGCGTGTGCTTACACGGGCGCGGCAGCACAGCATGCGCATGGCCAATTGCTCGGCCGTCATCTCGAGGCTGAAAACGAGAACAGCCGG